TCTTCACGATTGCCGATGGCGGCAGTGGTGAGGTAGGTTCCGGTGGGTGCGGTCATTTGAAACTCCGGCGCTTCTCAGCGTTTATCGAAACATGTTGGCAAACACAGACGCAGCGGCATCGACACTGCCGGTCTTCTGCAGACGTTGGAAGTCTGCAGCCCGACGGTCGATCCCCTTGGCTTCGCCACCGGCAGGACGCTCGACCCGTTGCGGGGTCGTGGCGATCTTCTTTGCCGCGGCGGATGCCTTGGACATCATCTGGTCGTACTTCATTGCCTTGTACGACTGGACGATGGCGCGATGGTCCGTGACTGAATAAATCTCCTGCTCTGACAAGCCCTGAGTCTTCAGGTACTCGCGCAGCTCAGTAGCGCCGGCCTTCATCGCTGCCTCGTCCTTCCACGCGGGAATCTTGGCGATCAACTCGGATCGCTGGTTCTCGACGTGTACTTTCAAGGCCGCTTGGTGCTCGGCTTGGGCTTGAGCGTCCAGTTGCTGCTTCTGCTGGTACGTCTGTTGCAGTTGGGCTTGTCTGGCTTGCGCCAGGTGCTGCTGCTTCAGGTACTCAACAGGGTCAGATTCCAGAAGCTTCTGCCAATCGATCTGTTGTTGCTCTTGCAACTGCGCTTCCAGCAGCGATGCGGCCTTTTGCAGACCATCCGCGTACCGGGTGCGCTCTTCACGAGCTTTCGCAGTCTCAGCCTCTGCAGTTTTGCGCTGCTCGGCGATCTCTTGCGTCTTCTTCGTGTAGTCGGCTTGCCGCAGCCCTGCTTTGTAGGCTTCGGCGATCTGCGCTTTGGTCAGTTCGACCGTCTTGCCGTCGATTTCAACGGTGACGGGCGAATCGCCCTCTGCATCAGACTCTGGGGCGTCGTCGCCCTCTTCCTGCGCGTTCGGCTCGGCCTCGGGGACAAGCTTGGGCTCAGGTTCCGCGCCCTCTTTCGGGGGCTCTACGGGGTCAAGCATCGCGGCGAATGCTGCTCCGGCCTGGTTGATGTCCAGGCTACCGGTTTCAGTGGGTGTCGAAGACGTGTCCACGGTTACTCCTATGCCGACGCATCACTGCGCTGGGCTGCTCTACGAAAGACCCTTGCGGGCCATCCATGCCGGTAGAGCGACGGCTAGATTTATGGCAACGGCTGGCCGTTGCGCTGCTGAATCGTCAGCAAGTTTTCATTGCCGGGGAAGACGACATAGTTAGACGTTCCCCCCTGCGCACGAGATTGCCCGTCAAGGTATTTCAGGCCTGGGATTCCCTGCGAACTCAGCCACTCAGACGCGGCTGCATTTGGAGCCGGGTGCCCCTGCATCCTGAACTCCGACGCAAGCTGTCTCATAAGTTGCTCGCCGCTACCCATGCTGATCCCGCTCCCGAACTGCTCCAGAGCCGGTTTGCTGAGAGACTGGCGCACTGGCTCGGGAACAGCGTTGTCGTAGTCGATCATCCGGGCAATGTGCTTATCGGGGAGATCAACCTTGTAGACGTTCCCCAGGTCTGCCAGTTGGTCGAATCGCTCATATGCATCAGCAAAACGTCGCTGCACAGCCGGGCCGGGTGCCGATGCAGCCCGCTCGCCGATCTTCTGTTTCGCCCACTGTCTGGCGGCGTCTCCGCTCAATCCAGCGTCAGCGGCTTCCTGAAGCCAGTTCTTTACGATGGGCGCGCTGCCTTCGCCTGCCGTTGAGTAGTGCTTCGCGACATCAGGCGAATCGGCCAGATACAGCCCGTGCCCGTAGACCTGAGCCCCTTCGCCAGTGCCGATCTTGCTGCTGTCGAACTTGTTGAAGGCGTGCGGCGAGCCATGCCAGACCGTCGCGCCCATCATCGCGCCCGTGAGTTGGTTCGTCAGGCTGTCATTCGCGGCAACGGCCTGCGGAGACCAGAGAGAGCGATTGAACGTCACTTTCCCTTGAACATCCTTGTAGAGCGACCCCAAGGCGTCCAAGTTCTGCCCCGCCTCGTTGTTGTTGTTCGCGACCTGCTGGCGGACCGTTTCCACCGGGTCAGAAAGCAGCCCGTAGCCGAACGCACTCGCCCGCCTCTTGGCACTGTCAATCGTGCTGAAGATGTCGCCGAGCAGCCCCATGATTACGTTACCGGGTTCGCGGCCAGCCAAGCATCGACTTCGGCCAGGTCGGCCTGCATCTGGTTCAACTCCACCCGCCGCGCCTGCTGGTCGTCCCGAGCGGCTATCCACTGAGCGGTGAGCAGTTGCAGGCGGCTCGCGAGATCAGCCCGGCTGTCCAAGACGGCTTTGCGTGCAACGTTGCTCACAGCGCCACCACTTCGCCCGTATTGAGCGTGTACTGAGCCGGGCCGACGACAACGCGGATGTTGCCGAGGTGCGCGGTCTCGATGACTTCGCCCGATGCGTCTGGGTGCGAAACGCAGGCGATCTGATGATCTCGCTTGTGCTTCGCGTGGACGGTGGCGACCATCACAGACCAGCCCAGTTGCGGGCCTTCTGCGCGAGCGTCCGCTTGTGCTCCAGATCCAGCCGGGCCAGCTTGCCCGTGTCCAGCGTCGTCTGCAGCATGGTTTGCAGCTTGCTGAGCAAGCTTTGCATCAACCATAGCTCGTGTCGGCCTTCCTCGTCGCGGGCGGGTGACTTCTTCCATTGCTCTGTAATCTCCGTTGCGAGGTCGGCAAAGACCTGTTGAAACACTTCATTTTCGAGCACCTCGCGGGCTCGATCACCGTCATAGACGCGCTGTTCTGTGGTCATTTCTTCAACTGCTTGAGCAGCTTCCTGTTGATCTCGACCAGCCGCAGAATCTGGGCGTCCTGCTCCTGAATCCGCGCCGTCTGCTCTTCAACGATGCGCAGCCAGATCGGGTCGATCAGCTCCAGATCCTTGAAGCTGCCGTTCATGTCCGAGACGAACGTGGCCGAGTTCATAGCGTTACCCGATCGCTCGGCTGATGCGCTCGACCGTGGCGGCTGCGTGGGCGGCTTCGTAAATCACGAGATCGCGGCAGGAGCCCGCGGCCGGCAGCGTGCCGTTTCGGCTGCCCAGCGACCACTGTTTGGCCGGCATGGCTGTTCCGCTCAGGGCCAAGTTCGTCAGGCTCGTCCCGGTCAGCGCCGTGCCGCCTGAATACGCCTTCACGATGTTGGTCGACCCCGAAAGCGTCCGGTCCAGCACATGCGTAAGCACCTGGCCGACTGGCATGTTCGAGAAGCGGACGTAAGCCTTGCCGGTCGATGCCTCGTTCATGCCCGACTGGATCGTGGCCGCCGCATCGCGGAAGGATGCATAGTTGTTCGCGCCGCCGCTGTCGTGCTCCAGGTAAACCTGCGTCGTTGCCGATGCCGTGAGTCCGTGCCGCAGGTATGCCGTGCTTCCCGTGGGCGTGCCGCTGTTGTTGACCGTGATCAGGTAATCGTTCGTCGCATCGAAGACGATGGCCCCGTCGTAGACCCCGCTGTTCACGATGCGCGGCTGATTCGCTGCGGTCGCCTGCCCGATGTCGTTCCCGCCTGCGCTCTGGTCGTACCAGGTGCGGATGAACCCGCTCCCAGCGCCGACAAAGGTAAGCATCGCGGACACGTCGAGGAAGCCCGCCCCCGTAAACCCGATGTCCTGCTCCGTGCTGTCGCTGCTGCGGCGCACTCGCAGGCAGGAGCCGGCGTAGGCCGTGCGCTGCTTGCGCATCGAGTACAGACCCCACAGACTCGTCGTGTAGCTATCGAGCACACTGACGGCGGGGACCGGCTTGACGAGCGCCGCAACGGATGCGATGTCACCGGAACTCTGCGCGGTCTCGTAGATCAGGAGAGACTTGCAAGCCAGGTGAGCGAAGCGCGCCGTGCCATTCCAACCCAAGCGCCAGACGCCAGCCGTGAAGTTGCCGGTCGCTGGGGCATTTGCCGACAGGGTTCCCGTGTTGGACACGCCGTTAGAAAAGAATTGCAGCTCATCGATCGACACCGCGCCTGCACGGTCGTACTTAAAGCATACAGCGTTCTCATCGTTGGTCTGCGTGTCGGGGAACGTGACGACGCCACCGTTTCCCATGTTGGACACGCTGCCATAGTTGCTGTTGTAGATGCCGGTGTGCAGGTACGTCTCGGCACCGCTCCCCGCGTGGAGGATGGTCGTCCGGTCTGCCAGGCTGGCCGGTGGCGTGCGATGCCGACCGCCGAAGTGGACCGTGAACGCTGGCGGCGTGCCGCTGCTGGCGGTCGTGTTAAAGCAGTCGTCCACGCCGTCAAGCGTGATCTCGCCCATGTAGGCGCCCGTGTCAACAATCTGCGGCTGGGCGCCCGAGGTCGCCTGCACCATGTCATTCCCACCGCCGCTCTGGTCGTACCACTTTGTCACGAAGCCATCGCCCGCGCCGACGAACGACAGAAGGCCCGCGACATTCAGGGCTGACCCAACGAACCCGATGTCTTGCTCAGTGCTGTCCGAGGACCGACGCACGCGAATGGCGCTACCGCCGAACGATGTGCGCAACAGTTGCAGGCCATAGGCGCCCCAAAGGCTCGTCGTGTAGGCGTCGATCAGCCCAACACCGGGCGCAGCCGATCCCGATCGAATGCGCATCGCCTGAAATGGCGTCATGCCTCCTGCCCCACAGCCACAACGTCGAACTTCGTGGCGTTGCCGTTCCAAATCATCGCCAGATACACGGTCTTGCTGATGACCGTCGTGGTCGGCAGCGTGACGCCAACCGCCCGGTATTGCGTGTCATAGGTGAGCGCCCGAGCCGTGCCGTTGTCCTTGATCCGAACGACCATGCCGAGGTTCGGGATCGCCGTGCCGGTCGGGTTCAGCAGTTGGCAGGCCGCGGCAAGCGCCGTGATGTCCACGATGTCGTTGGAGAACGTCGGCGTCACTGTGGATGCAGACGTGACGGTCTGAACGGCCGGCGTGCGGGCTTGCTTCAGGTCCAGCGCAGCCTGCAGGTCCGTCTGGCTCGACAGCGTGCCAGTGATGCCGCCCCATGTTGCGCTACCGGCCGCAACCTTCCACGACGGGGAAACCCCGGGTCCGTTGCTCGTCAGCACGTAGTTGACCGTCCCCGCGGAAAGGCTGGTGGGGATGCCAGAAGCGCCGCCGATGATCATGTCCCCGATGGTCGTCATCGGGTTTGCAGCGCCCCACGAAGCCGAATATGACGGGCTCATGCCAACCCATACGCCGCGGGTCATTCGCCTGCCCCGTTAGATTTCGCCGTCAGCGTGGCGGTCGCGGCCTTCGTGGCGGTGTCGTTCACCTTAACGGCGGCCTGGATGTTCGCCACCTCGATGGCCGTGGCCGACTTCAGTTGCTCGATCTGCCACTTCAGATCCTGCTCGCGCTGGTGGGCCTGGTCGGCGTACTGCGCCTTCAACTGCTCCAACTGAGCCGCCTGCTGCATCTCCAGCGTCTTCTGCTCGGCTTCCGAGCGCTGGCGGTTGTTGTCAACATCGGCCTGCATGCTCATCTTCAACTGCTCAAGCTGGGCTTCGTGTTGGCGGTCAGCTTCGGCGGCCTGCATCTGGTACTGCGTCTTCATCGCCTCAATACGGGCGTTCGCCTCCATCTCAGCTTGCTTGCCCTGAGCCGCTGCGTTCTGCTTCATGCCCTCAAGCTGCATCTGGCCCTGCAACTGAGCCTGCAGCTTCTGCTGCTCAGGATCTGGTTTCTGCGGCGGCGGGTTTTTCTCGGGGTCGTTGAAATACTTGTCCGGGTTCTTATTGCCCATGAGCTTGGCAATGTCGGACTGCAGGTTGTAGACGTTCTTAGGCGTCGAAACACCGATCGCCATCGCATGCGCCTGCTGCTGGCCAAGAGCCATGAGCTTCTGCACCTGCTCGTCCTTGGAGCCGATGCCCAAGCCAACGTTGATGTTCACATCGAACTTGTTGCGCCACTCCCGCGGGTCCATGTCCACCCACTGGCCGGCAATGCGGATCTCGACCTTTTTGTCCTGGTGCTGGCTGGTCAGCTTCAGCATCATCTCAAACAGCTCGCGGAACCCCTCGGCGAACTGCCGGGCGATCAGGTCCGTGCGCATGTCACCCTTGTTGGTGATGATCTGCACGCCAGTGGCGGTCTGGTTGAGCGCCTTGGAGTCGTTGCCCTGCGAGTAGCGCGTCCATCCGGTGCGCTGCTCCAGGTCCATCTCCTGCCACTCCATCATGTGCGAGGACGAACCCATGTCGCCCATGCCCTGATCCAGCCGGCCTACAGCGTTCGGCTGATCCACGCGGACGATACCGCCAGGGCGCGAGGTCAGCAGGTCGTCCAGATTGACCTGGCCGTTTACAGCGTAGTAACGGCCATTCACCTGCAGGAACATGTTGTCGAGCTGCGCCCGCAGGATGTTCGTCTTGGTCTTCTGGGCCTCCATCGATAGGTCGGCGATCGACAGGCCAAAGAACTTGTGCGGCATCGGAACAGGCGTGATGCTGATGAACGGGGAGCAGTCCACTTCCTCGTTGTCAAGCAGTTCGTTCCCAGCGATCACCACCTTGCGAAGCTCTGCGATGCCGTCGCCGTCGTAGTCGCAGCGGATGTAAAGCTCGTTGAGCCAGACCACGCGCTGCGAGTCGTCGCCGGGGTTGTCCTGCACGCCCAGCGAGGCGAATTCGTCGTCGTAGCCCAGCCGCTCGACCCGCTCAGCATTCAATGAGGCCGCAGCATCGTCGGACCCGATGTTGTCGACATTCTTGTAGCCCATCGAGCGCAGTTCCGACAGCGTGCGCGGCACCCGATGGCCGGTCATGCGAGCCGTGGCAATGCTCTTGGCCTCCCGGCTGATCAGGAATTCCTCGGGCGGCACGTTGTCGATCTGCAGCTTGCCGCCCTTGAGCGAGCGCTTAAAGCTCACGTCGTACAGCATGGCCGGCGGCTGCGACTGGATCTGCGCCAGCTTCTGCTGCATCTGCTGGACAGCCTGCATGGCTTGCTGCTGCTGCGGACCCGGCTGCTGCGCTGCCTGCATGGCCTGCTGCATCTGCTGCGTTATCTGCTCGACGGCCTCTTGGCGGTGCTTGGCGTCTTCCTCGTCCGGGTAGCTGGCCTGGTCGATCGGCTCCACCTCGGGATCTTCGAGGATCTGGGCCAGTTCAACAGCGCTCAGGCCCTTGTACTCTTCGCGCTTTTCCTCGGCCCGCGTGTCCCAATAGACTTTGATGATGCCGTTCTTCTGCAGCAGCGCATCCTTGAACCAGCTATAGCAGATGGCGTGCCCGTTGTTCTTCTTCGTGAATAGGTAGTTCAGGTAGTCGGTGCATTGCGCGGCCTTCTGCTCGTCGTCACGCGATGCCGGCTCGAACTCCACCACGGTATCCCCGCCCACGAACTTCGCCATCAACTGCGGCAACATGCTCTCGATGGTGTTGCGCACATCCGTGGAGACGACAGACGAACGGCCGTCGATCTCGGGCGGCGCGAGGTCGTCCTTGGCTTCACCGAGGTAGTAAATCTCGGCCTTCCGGCGCTGGTCGGCAAGCTTTCCACCGAAATACCCCACCGATTGGCGCAGTTCACCCATGGCAAGCGCCTTGAGTTCGTCGTCAGTGAGTGGTGTTGGTTTCGCCATCTTCGGGACGCATCACTGCGTTGCCTGTGTGTTTGGTTATCGGTTGCCTAGGAATGGATACTTCAGCGGCGCCATCGCCTTCGGCACCTCGTGCGCTACAGCCATCAGGCCGAAAGCGTCAGCACCGTGGCTGGCCCAGTCATGTTCAGGTCCAAGCCCAATGCCGCGGATCTCGTCTTTCTTCTCGTGATACCAACCGAGAGCATCCCGGCCGGCCTGCGTCGTCGTCTCGTTGAACCACATCGACGGGAACAGCCTCCGAGCCGCTTCAATCCGAGCCGCAGCAGCGCCCTTGCCTTGGTTCGGGATCACCGTCACCTTGTACTGGGCGGCCTTCAATGCGCTCTCGTAGGACACATCAAACACCTTGTCCTGCGTGCTCCCGTCGTGCGGTAGCCAAATCTGTGCGCGGTCGGGCGTGTACTCCCTGGTCCGCAGCCAGGCCAGGTGCGAGGCCAGCGGTTGCCCAACAGCCTCGTAGTAGTCCAGCACCCGGATTTCCATCCCGATGAACTGAGCCGCCCACATCGTGAAGGCATCCGCCCTGGCACCAGTCCCGCCGATGTCGCAGAAGATGCGAATGGTCATCAGCGGGTCAGCCGACACGCGACCGATGCGCCCGTCAGCCTTAGCCTTGGTCAGATGCGAGGCAAAGTAAGCGCCCTCCACCACGGAGGCGTATGCGCCCTCCCAGACATGCTCGTACTGGTCTGGCCGCTCCACCAGGTCGCGCTGGCGGTCCCGCTCCAGCTTCGCCGGGAACTTCGGGTTGTCTTTCCAGTTGACCTGAACGATCTTGACCAGCGGATCAGTCGAGCGCCGAAACCGCTTTTCAACCGATGCGGCCTTGCGCTTCGGATTCCACGTCAGCCAAAGCTCAGCGTTCCAATCGCTGTCTTCCTCCCGCAGCGTCGGGATCAGCGTGGTAAACGCCTCATCAGACACCGGCTCGGCCTCATCCACCCAGCACAACAAGATGCGCCCCTTGGACTTGATGCTCGCGATGTTCCGGTCAAGACCAGCAAAAGCAAACGAGATGCGCCCGCATTTGCTTTTGATGTACTTGTCCCCGATCTCGTACCACTCGGTCAGGAATGGAACGCTCTCGATTGCCCGCTTCACTTCCTCCAGGCTCGAATCTTCGAGTGAGTTCATGAACTGCCGGGCGCAGAGGATGATCCCGGTAGTCCCTGCGTTCCCGTGGATGTATCCCTGCACCGCGGCCATGAGAGCAAAGCTGCGGGTCTTTCCACTACCGCGACCCCCGTAGGAGCCTCGAACGTCTGCGCGCCCCTCGAATACCGGGATCAGCGCCGGGACGATCTCAATCTGAGCGGTTGTCACTTGGTCAGGCCGACCAACTCGATACGGCTTACCGTCTTGATCTCGCCCCCGCCGTCGCCGACATGCTCAGCGCGGGAAAGCTTTGGAATGTGGTACTCCATCACATCCATCAGCAGCTTGAACGCGACAGCCGGCCCCTGCTTCTCATCAGCAGCGATCTGAGCCAGCCAATCCTGCAGTTGGTCTACGTTCCCCTCAACCAGCTTGGCAATCGCCTCACGGGCCATTCCAGTGGCCTTGTTGACGGCGCCCTTGGGCTTGCCGGGGTTGCCCTTGCCGAACTTCCCCGTATTTTTCGGGTCAGACGCCATGGCCCAGCTCCCGCATCTCACGCATGACCGCGGCCCGCTCCTTCTGCTCTTCCGTGAGGGGGAACGCAGGGATACGTGCGGCCTCCAGGCTGGCGAGGTACAAGTCCGCCTCTGAGCCGGGCTCGACCGGTCCGCCTTCGTGGGCGTGGATTTCGCTGATGCGCGTGATCATGGTTTGTCCTGTTCGAGTGCCTTGCGGCTTGTTCGAGATGAAGCCCCTTCAGACTCCCGAGCGGGAGGGGCTTGCTGTTCGCGCTCTCGCCCTGCTTAGCAGTGAGTGCGACTGCCGAAAGAACCGGGCTTGTCGCCCGCGCCAGCAGAGCTATGGCGATGCGAAATGAGAAAAGCCCCGCCGGCTTGTGACTGGCGGGGCTAAGGGCCGGCAAGAGAGCCAGCCAGGAGACTTAGGGTGCGGGCGCGGTCCTGAGCGTGTAGCTTTTGGATGTGGGACCGGCCCGCGAACGCAAAAAAGCCACCGGGTTAGGGTGGCTTAGATTCTTGGAGCCCCATAGCTGACGCCCCACAAACGCGACTGTGCCTGAATATTTCCGGCCTGTCAACCCCTAAATATCAACTCCTGCGGCCCGCATTTTTACCGTGAGGATTCGCCTTGCCTCCTCCACGATCCGCAGGCGCTCCCCGGAATCCCGTGGCAGGCGCTGGCTCACCCAGACGTTAAAGCCAGTGTGCAGGTTCCTGGCCTGGATCAAGATGGCGTCCTTGTAGGGCGATTCCATGGCCCCCTGCCCCTTCCTGTCGCCGGTAACGATGAAGTCGATGGTCGTCATGACGAACTTGAACCAGTGCTTGTCGTGCAGCTCGTCCTCGGACTCCCATCCCCGGTAGGTCTCGGCGTCCCGGAATGTCGGATCGGCTACGTGGTCAGTGCCGTTGATCTGCTTCGGAAAGCTCCATGCGTGCCACCGTGCCAAGTAGTCGTTCAGGGTAGCGGCCTGGATTGCTGCCTGCTCTGCGCGATCGTTCATCATTTCAGTCCTCCGCCATCTCAAAAGCCCAAATTAGCAGCGCGATGACCCCGACGAACAGGGTTACCGGGCTCGCCGCCACGTACACCAATCCACGCAAAGAGCCCGCGAGCATCCGCTTCCATCGTGCAGGCGGCTTCTTGGGCCCCTGGTGAGCCTGGGCGAGCTGCTTCCATACTTCCTCTGAAATGCTGCCAAACATCAAATTTCCCCCTTGGTCTTTTCTGGGATCAGCGTTGCGTCGATCACCGGCCAGGTCAGCGGGGCCGGGTGAGGTTCGTTCGAGATCGGTATGCACTCCCCTCGCTTTATGCAGGTGGAGCACCATTCGCAGGCATCGCAGAAATTCATGGGGTCTCCTTACCAGTTCAGGCCGCGGCCGAATGCTCGGGCGCACAGCCATCCCATGACGGCAAAAGCGATCACAGCACCCACGATCAGGAGACCGACAACACCGGCAGCGATGTAGAAGGCCCACAGCAGCCATACAGGGATGGTGAAAGTCATGCTTGCTCCTTGAGTTGCTTCAATGTGTCAGCCAGCAGATCGGCCTGGTCAAAACCGTAATGACGGGCAAAGCCCTTTGTTCCCATGCCATGCACACCGGAGTTCCCACGATGGTGCTCAGGGCATAGAGGGATGAGAGTGCGGAAGTCGCCCCTCCCCCAACCGCCCGAGCGGAGGTGGTGCAGTTCAACGGGGGCAGGCGAATGAGGTCCGTGCAGGCGCAGACAGACCATGCAGCCGAGGCCACTAAGCTGGGTTTTATGATGCTTCTCCTCTTTGGTCATGCCATGGCTCCGATGGCCCGAAGCGCCTGCTCCGGGCTGTTGACGACTTCCACCATGGCGCACCATGTCTGGTGCCACTTGACCTGATCGGGGGTCAGCTTCTGGCCCGATGGCGGCTTGGCCCCATCCTTCAATTCAAGGAGGAACAGGTTTCCGCGGAAGCTGCACAGAAGATCCGGGCATCCTTTGCCGATGGCTGCCAGGCTCTGCACGAGAGCGCCGGCCTTGCGGAGAGCGTCTACGATCTCCTGCTGGTTTCGGTCTACCTTGGCGGCCCTACGCATATTCAGGCTCCGGTGCCGTGAACCGGACTTCATGCTCAGCGCCGAAAGCCTCCATCAGCGTCATCAGGTCGGTCATTTCCCGAACCGTCATCTTGGAGGTCGATTGGCCCAGCACAACAAACCCGCCGTCGATCCCAGGGACTGCATCCTGCCTCTTCAGGCTGGCCGAGAAAACGTGCTTCCAGTCCTCCTTGGACAGCTTGCGGCCGTGCCATTCGACTTGGCGGCTCACGTCTTCCAACATCGCCCACATGCGGCTGTTCTGGGCCGTGCTGCGGGTTTCCGGCTTCACGGTGAGGCGCAGCCTGTGCCCGGCCATCGTCATGGCTTTGACGTGCATCCATACCGATTGCAGGGCGGTATGCGCCTGCGTTGGGCTGTAGAGGGTGACGGATGTCATAGCGGCCCGCATGCGTTGCTGGCGATGAAATAGAGCTCGATGGCGATGCGCTGACTGTCGGTCGCAAAGCTGGCGCAGTTGTAGCCAGCATGGAAGTCGAACCACTCGGGCGAGCGAACAGGCCACGGGCACGCGGAGATGGTCGGGATGCCGGCGAGTGCCGCCTCCTCGCCATGCTGCTGGATCTGCTGGGGCGTGGTCATTTGCTCATCGCCTCCGTCAGCAGGCGCGGGAGGTCGGCCAGTTCGGGTTCTTTCGCGGCCAGCTCCTTGGCGCGGTGCCAGACTTGATGCTTCCAGGCCTCGTGGTAGGGCTCGGCCATCAGGGCGACGAGATGCGCGAGATGCTGGTCCAGGGTCATGCGGCCTCCAGGCAAAGGCCCATCTGGCGCAGGCGCTCGGTCTGCAGCGCCTCATAGGCGGGGTTGAGTTCGCAGCCGATGAACTGCCGGCCGAGGTTCTGCGCAACTTGGCCAGTCGTCCCGGATCCAAAGAACGGATCAAGCACGACACCGCCAGCGGGAGCCCCGGCAAGGATGCAGGGTTCAATCAGCGCGGTCGGGAAGGTGGCGAAGTGCGCGCCGCTGTAGGGCGTGGTGGCGACGGTCCAGACGCTTCGCTTGTTGCGTGTCTCGCCATCCCCTCGGACCGTGCCAGTCGTTGAGTGGTCGTTGCGCATTGCGTCGTTTTTTGCGCCGCATGGCTTGCCCGGCCCTGCGGACCGCTCCTGCACCGCCTCGGCGTCGTAGTGATAGCGCTCCGACTTGCTCAGCAGGAAGATGTACTCGTGGCTTTTGGTGCAGCGGTCGGTGACGCTCTCGGGCATCGGGTTTGGCTTGTGCCAGATGATGTCCTGCCGCAGATACCAGCCATCCGCCTGCAGAGCGAGCGCCACCCGCCACGGGATGCCGATCAAGTCCTTGGGCTTGAGCCCGAAGTCGCTGGCCAGCATGCCGCGGCCAGAGCCGGCCTGCGCTTGGTTCGTGGTGTCGCCGTTCATCAGGGTAGATGGCACCTGATAGCCGCGATTGGCGGCGTAGCTGTCTCCGAGGTTGAGCCATAGCGTCCCGTCATCGCGCAGCACGCGGCGAACCTCGCGGAACACTTCGACCAGCTTTGCTACGAATTCAGCCGGCGTCGGCTCGAGCCCGATCTCTGCCGGCTCAAAATACTCAAGCAGGTGGGGTGGAATTTGGCTCTTGCGGTAAGTGTTCACGGTTCAGGTTCTCCCGTGAATGCACGAACTGATGGCAGGCTTCGCAGAGCAGCACCAGATTGGAAGGCTCTGCGCGTAGCTCCTTGTCAGCGAAGGAGACAACGTGATGGATGTGGAATGGCATGTCCGGTGAATCGTCCCGATGCAGCGCGCATCGGCGGCACTTGGCTTTATCGCGCTTCCATACGAACGAGCAAGCGGCCTTCCATTCCTTGCTGGTGTAGAAGGCTTGTCGATCCGGGGTGACGCCACCGAGCCAGCGCGGGTTAAGTTCGCCGCGCTTGTTCCACATGGGATTGTCGGAGCCAGAAACACCCCAATGCTTGATGCCGCGTGCCTCGGATACCGTCCTGCGAGGGATGCCGTGCTTGCGAAGCCAGAACAGGATGGCCGCGTCTGTGGTGCCGAACTCGGATGCGATCTCTCCGGTGCTGCGGCGCTGTGCAATGTAGTTCTCGACCAGCCAATCCTTCTCTCGGAAGGGGCGGGCTTCCCGCCAGTGGTGCCCCTTCTCAAATTGGCCGTTTGGTTTGCGCATTCCATATTATCGTCTAGTCCGAAGTAAGGCTCAGGGGATGGATGCCGAATTGCTGCAATTCAGCGATGACGGCAGCGCGCACGTCAGCAGGTAGGCTTGCCTTAAGTCGCACGCCATCCGGCAAATAGGATCGCAGGCCGAAGTAAGGCGGCGAAGTGACGCAGGTTTGCACGATGCCGTCAGGCATGGCGCGCATGGTCTCGATGCAGTCGCCGAAGTGGCACTTGTTCAGCCAGTTCATTCCGCCTCCCCCTGCAGCACAGGCTTAGGAGTGGCGAACCCTGCTGCTCGCATGGCGTCCTGCACGCTCTGGCGCTCCTCTACCCACATGGCGGCAGTCTCTTGGTCGGTGGGGTTGCTCATGCCAAAACTTTCACGTCAGGATGTGCGCCGCGGATCTTGTTCCGAGTGCGCGAAATGGCCCGCTCGTAGGTCGACCGGTCAACGCTGGTGCGCTGGAGGTCGTGGTACTCGTAGAGGTCGCGCAAGTCCCGGAGGTCGAACGTGGACACGCCCATCATTCCGGTGGCGTCGAAGTCCTCCTTGGCGGCCAACAGGAATTCTTCGACCAATACGCACACCGGCAGCACTTCGGGGCCGATCCCCATGCGCCCCATCGTCTCGGCTAGGTTCAGCATGCTGCAGATGGCATGGAACTGCGCCGGCTGGGCGGTTCCAGTGGCGAATGCGTCGATGGCGGACAGCTCCCGGAGGCGCAACTTATCCAGGTCGGCTTCGGCGGTGATCGTGGCGCCCGAGATGGCGAGGGCGATCGGGTCAACCTTTGCCCAGACCTTGCGGATGCACCGCTTCCTCATGCTCGCGCTCCCCATGCGAAAACGCTGTTCGGGTTGTCCTGCTTGGACCGCTCGACCATCGAGATGGTTGCCCTCGGCGAAGGCTTCTGCTCGGGCCGACTTTGCTTGACCTGGCGCTTCTGGGCGTTCCAGTCGATCTTCGGCTTGCCGCCGCTCCCCGCCTTCTCCGTGGCGACGTAGGTTGTCGGGACCGGCTCCATGTAGCCGTTGCGGCGAAGGTCGCTCAACGTGGTCCGAACGATCGGATCGGAAAGCCCGGTAACTTCGACCAGTTGCTCAAAGGTTCTCGGCTGCTCACGGAGGAGCGAAAGGATCATCTCTGCTCGCGTCATGCTCGCCTCAGAACGGGATGTCGTCCGACATGTCATCGAAGCCCGACGACGGGCGCGGAGCCGGGGCGGGTGCGCGGCTCGGTGCTGGCGCGGCGGCCGGCTGCTGCTCCTTGCGCTTCACGGACACGCTGAAGAACTTGCCCTTCTGGCCTTCCTTGACCCATGCATCGAGGAAATACTCGACGCCATCGACGTTCAGCGAGCCGGTGTAGCCCGGCTGCGTGTCCTTGGTCTTGCGGTCGTTCTTCCAGAGGGCGCCGCGGTTCGTGTTGTCATAGGTGGTCATTGGGTTTCTCCTGAGTGGGCTTTGGAATACGCGCCGATATGACGGTCGCGGAGGATGTCTTTGGCAGGGTCGGGATAGCGCCAGCGGAACCCGCCGGCGGTCTTGCGGACACCTGTCGCCACGCGGACGATGTTTGCGTCCGGGATTTCCGCCGCACGAGCTGCATCGGCGATGGACGAGAACACGCGGATGGGTTCGCCGTCCAGGGTCAACTGCTCAATCGCACGCTTGACCCCTTTACCCGGGTTGGCGCGGGCCTTGGGGTGCGGCTTCAGGGCTTCGGTGACATCGCCGGGGCGGCCACCGGTCAGACCGAGCGTGAATCCGTTGTGAGTTGAGCGGCGCACATCGGTGCCGGGCCAAAAATCTAGACTCATGCTGTTGCTCTCCAGGTGCAGCCATGGCAACGGGTGTCTGCCTGGCCGAGTGATGTATGCGTGTACTGACATGTCTGAGCCATGCGGAAAGGCATCGGAACCATGCGAGGGGTGCGGGTGTAGCCGTCCATGTACCAACCGTCTTGGACGGGCACAGAGGGCGCGTAAGGGGCGCGGTTGAAGCAGCCGTTTGGCATCAGCGCTCCGAAACGCCGTGCGCGGCGCAGATG